CAAGATATCCACGCTGCAACCTGGGAGCGATATGGCGAGGAGCTTTCAAGATTCTATCGAGTACCTGAACACGCTTATCTTTCGAGGCTTGCAAGTGCCACAGCTGATATCATCGTCTTCGGATACCGGCGCGTACGCGATGAGCAAAACACATATGCAGCTCTTTCAAGACACGATGCGTTCGCAGGCGACGAACTACGCGAACCAAATCCTTGACCAGCTGATAACACGGCTTGTTGAGTACAACTTCGGCGTGCAAGAGGATTATGGCGAGTTCGCGATCAACGTGCAACCGAGCGTTGATGACAAGACGGCGATGGCTGGATATATAACCGCGTTGATAAGCGGCGGCGTGGTGGATCCCACGGAACCGTGGATTCGCGACATGCTATCTATCCCGGAATACGAAGGGGCGGTGATACCGGATGCCGACGGCGATAATGACAAAGACGGCGCTCAGTTACGCGGAGAACCGAATAACACACTACCTGATGAGCCCGTGGAAACGGCTTCGGCAGGCGGTAACTGATAATCGATCCATAACCTACGACATCATCCCGGAATTCCAAAACGCAATTATGAGCGGCGTGATGACGGCGTTCCTGTACGGGCGTATCAGCGGATTTGGCGATATTGTCAAGCAGGCGCGGGGCAAGTTCACGCGCGCGCCTAACCGGCGATTTGCGACACCTGATTGGAGCCAGACAGTGGCCGTGCTCAAGATCATTTTGCAGAACGACGCCAAACTCATTAAGGGATTGCTCGGAATCATCGGGACGAAACTCATTAAGAATGAAGCGGAAGCGTTCGACGAATACTTCCGGCCGAGCGAGAAGGCAATGGCGTTTATGAACCAGTACACGGTCAAGCTCGCGGGGATTGAAGCGCAAGACACGCTCGAACACGTGACTGATCTCATTAACGATACCATCAAGCAGGGGATGAGCGCGGAGCAGGCGACGACCTATCTCCGCAACAAGATCACCGACTTCGCGAGGCAACGGGCGAAAGCAATCGCTATCACCGAAGCGACGCGGGCGTATAACGTCGGGACGCTTGAAGAGTGTCAAGGCAGCACGATACTCGAGGGATATCGTTTCAACGCGGTACTGGATATGCTTACAACGGATATATGTCGCGAACGCAATAACATATTCATCCCGGCGCACGATACAGGCGCGATCGCTTCCAATACGCCGCCGTTGCACGTCAACTGCCGTTCGAATCTCGAGCCGGTCACGAAGTATTCCAAGCGTAAGGATCAGTACAAGAACATCAACGATACACGCCTCAAGACATCAAGCAAACAGCGGCCGGAGGATATTGCGACGATACTCTCGGTGCTGAATCAATACTAAACATTCACCAAGTGAATAATAAACACAAAGAAGAGCCGGAAGGTCATGACGGTTGCCTCCAGTTATCTAAACAACCAATTGCCGAGTTTTATCCGTGTACCATCTATCCCTCGCGAGGAGATGCTGCGCTACTGTGCGCCGCTCTTCGAATCCGCGAGAATCTATGCGAAAGGAGCATAAAGAGAGATGTTAGTTAGCGTTGCAATGATTGTACGGGACGAGGAAAAGAACATAGAAAGGGCGCTCCGAAGCGTTCTACCAATCGCGGATGAGATAGTGATACTTGATACCGGTTCTGCTGATCGGACAAAAGAGATCATCATCGGGTTCAACGATCAAAAGATCAGACTGTATGACCACGAATGGAAAGAAGATTTCAGCGAGGCCAGAAACGCATCGATCGCTTTATGCGAGGGCGACTGGGTATTCATCTACGACGGCGATGAAGAACTTACGGAAGAGGCGCAAAAAGAACTCCGGCCATTGCTTGAATCTCAGCCACCGGAAGTTAAGACGGTTATGATGATTACGCGCAACATCATCACGGACACACTCCAAGACTCGCTCACACTCCCTCGAATATTCCGCCGCGGCACAATCTCCTACAAGTATGCGGTGCATAACCATCCGCAATATGAACAAGAGACCATCACCACGAACCTGATATCAAACCATTACGGTTATCAGTGGACGCCGGAGCTCAGAGAGAAGAAGCGCAAGCGGCTCCTGTCGATGATGGAAAAGATACTCCAAGGCGACACACTCAGCGGGATGGAGCGGCTCTACTACAAGGCGCAATACTACAAAACGCTTCTCGTGTGTGAGCAGAAAGAAGAAGCCTATACGTACGGCAAGGCGTTGCTTTCGGAAGTAAGAATGACGAAGGCCATCCCCGTAATGATGCACGACATCTTCGTGCTTCTCGGGTTGCAAGCGCTCGAATACAACGAACAAGACATCATCAGAGCGTGCATCTCGGCGGCGCGGTCAATGGCTCCTGATTGCCCGGACTCTTACATCGTTGAGGAGTTGATGTTTAACGCGCTCAAGCAGCCGCTTAACGCCTTAAAAGCCTTTGAGACGTACACGGCAAAGGTAGCGGCGTTCAACAAGAGCGGGTGTCTGTTCACGCTTCAATACGAGAAGTATCACGACGTTGCGCTGATCATCGGGGCAAAGGCCGCGATTGAGACCGGGATGATCGATATGGCGCTCGTGATTCTGCGGGATGTGAAGGCCACGACGATCACGACGTGGGCGGCGGATGAATTGATAAGAACACTCGCGCAAACGCAACACGCAAATGTCTTAAAACGCTTCGAACCGGCTATTCTTAAGCTCGCCGATCACGAACGGATCAATCTCTCGCCTTACTACTCTCGGTTGTACGGTGAAGCCAATCATGAGATGGCTACCAAACGCAAGAAGATCGCAATCATCGTCGCGCCGGGCCTCGCTTCATTCCTCCACGGCGTGCGACACGAACTCGCGCGGGATTATATCGTGCAGACGGCGGTGGTAAGTGACATCGAACACGCGAAGCAGTACATCGACTGGGCCGATCTCGTTTGGTACGAATTCGGAAACGAACTCGCGATCGCCGGGACAAACAAGTATCCGGCAAAGAAGACCATCATCCGCGTACACGCTTACGAGGCTTACAACGGATTCCTGAAGCAAATCAACTACAACAACGCCGATTGTGTGATGTTCGCAGCGGATCATATCTATGAGCTGGCGAAAGAGATCGTGCCTGCGGATAAAGTCGCTCTCGTGCCGATGGGCGTGGATACCAAACGATTCAGCTACGGTAACCACGGGACCGGATACAAGATCGCATTCGCCGGGCATATCAACGCGCTGAAGAACCCGATGATGATGGTGCAGATAATGAACCAGCTCGCGCGGTTGGATCCCGGATACGAGTTATTCTGGGCTGGCGAACTCCAAGACATCCGGCTCTGGCAATACCTCAAACACATCATCACACAGCTTGGGCTGGAACGTAACATCCACTTCGTAGGGCATCAAAAAGACATGAACGCCTTCCTCGAAGATAAGAACTATTTCCTCTCGACATCCTACACCGAAGGGACCGGCATGGCAATCCTCGAAGCGGAGAGCAAAGGAATTAAACCGATCATCCATCACTTCTGGGGAGCAACCGACGTGTATCCCGAGGAATACCTGTACAACACCGTAGACGAGGCCGTGCGGATGATCCTAAGCAACCAGTACGACAGCGAAGGATACCGTAAACACGCCGAGGAACATGGGGAAGAAGCGCAATTGAACGCGATCAAAGACATAATTGCAAACCTATTAACCGAATCACAGGAGGTGAAAACGGTGTGACAAAAGAAGTTCTGATCCTGCCTTTCCAAACCTTCTACGATTCTCGATACGGCAGGGTTGAACACTCGAAGAGAATCGCGGAACAACTCAAGAAGAATCTCGACCGGAAGATTGTGCCGTATCCGATACCAGTACTTCTGTCTCACGAGAGCAAAGGTGGCAAGTACGGGGAGATTAAGGCATTGCGGATAAAAGATGAGGGGCTCGCCGCGGATATCGAGTTCACTTCGGAAGGTGAGAAGCTAATCAAAAGCGGCCGGTATGACTTCTTGAGCCCTGCCTATCACGACAACTATATCAACAAGACGACCGGGCAAGAGGAAGGGCCAACACTTTTGGAGATATCGCTGACGCCTATCCCGGCACAACCCGGAATGCAACGTATCACGCTAACAGACGCGGATGGAGAACACAACTTGATAACCTGGAATGTAGAGATTGACATAGAGACGGCCTATGGAAACAACGACAAAGGAGCTAAGAGAATGGCAGAAAACGCGAACGATTTTGCTGTTGTCAAGCGCTACGAAGAAGAACTCGCAGCCTTGAAAACGCAAAACAAACAGTTTGAAGAGAAGCTGAAAGCTCAAGAGGAAACGCTTACCAAGCAATTCGACGAGCAGATAAAAGAGAAAGACGGCCAGATCAAGAAGCTCAGCGATGATCTGGAAACAATGCAAAAAGAGAAACACACGATGCACGTGCAGCAATGGAGCGACGGCTGGCTCGCGAAGAGCAAGGCCCCCGCGCTTGTGAAGATGCTGGCAGATAAACTGGTCGAGGATCCCGATCAAGAGAAGTTCTTCGAATCAATCCTCGAAACATCGACAACCGTCCCGACGAAACGCTACGTAGGATTATCCGATTCCGAAGAAGCGCCTAAAGGGGTAGACATTGACAAGCTGGCTAAAACGTTCGCCGGCGTGGAGGTGAAATGATGAGTTTGAAAACCGAAGGGTTTGAAAGCGGATACGAACTGATGGTATCCGTTGCAACAAACGCGACGCTGTCCGCGAAACAGGTGATGGGATGGGATAACCTCACGGGGTTGTACAAAGCCACTCCTACGGCGGTGACCGTTACGACCACGATGGCGACGAGCACAGCCACAGCCTTAACAGCAGCCACTTACGCGATCGAATATGGCTCGCCGGCGATTATATCCGTGTCGAAGGGAACATCTACGACAAAGATCAGCACGGACTACTCTACGAAGGTTATCACCATTTCGAGCCATACGGTAACCGCCGTGGTATCCGTTGGCTACAACATGTACACGTACGAACCGTGCGCAGTACTCTCGGAAGATGTAGATAAAGCGCAGACGCCCGGATACGCAAAGATGCTATTGAACGGCGTGGTGAACGATTCCGCGCCGATCAGTTCGAGCGGATCCGTCGAACTGTTCACCGCAAGCGTGCCGGTTGTGGTGATGCCATAATCCTCTTCGAATGTTCGTTCGGTCGTCGTGAAGCTAATCTTGCCGGTAA